ACCAACATCAATATAGAAGATTCTACGTTCTGGTGCTCTTGAGATACGATAGATAACAATCGCATCTTCGACCATTCGTAGTTGATTGAGTGGTTTGATTGCCTTATGAAGATAGGATAAAACACCAGTTCTCGTAGGATTGAGTAAACCAGAAGTGGAGTATGCAATACTGTCACCCGAAATTAATATACCATCGGATGTTCTGTTTCCCAATCCAGCTTCATTATAGTTGAACATCGCCTGCATACTAACATTTTTTTTCTTTGGGTCAGCAGTATCCTCTGTTTTTATCTGTTTTACTTTTTTAATTTTCGTAGAATCAAGACTTCTAAGTTCAACAATTCCAAGATGTGGATTGTTCTCATCAATCATTATGTGATAGTATAATTTACCCTCCACATACCATCTGCGAAAAATATCGTAACCAAAATTATTAAAATTCAACAAATCCAAGACTGTTTCAAATTCGTTGATTACTTTTGTCTTAATTCCGGCCGACAAATTTGTTCTATCAAGAATGATGTCAACTGGATTTCGAGAATCATCTATTACGATTGATTCATTGATGATGTTATCTATTGCTATTTCGCAATCAGAAGTTTGAGCCATTTCTCGATATTTGAGGATTAACTCCAGTTCGGTTTTATACTGACCATCTAAATCTAGAGAAGTGCCATAAGCACCAGCTCCAGATACCATCATCGAACCATCGTCATTTTCCGGCAAAGTAAATGCAGGTACAAGTGCGTCTGGTGCGCCTTGATTTTTTCTCTCAATTTTGAAACCAAAAATTTCAAAAGCCATTATATTCTCCTTTTATTGTGATATACTTATTCATTATCCAATTACCCACGAATCATATGCCCAACCACAAGTATACGTTTCTATTGCACTGGAATCCCAACTAAGAGCAATGCTAGATAATGTAGTTGGAAATATTCCTAAAAACTTATATTTTCTTAAACTACTTCCATCCTTACTAAACTGAGTAACAGTTGCAGTTGATTTGTACTTAGCATTAGTACCTTCTTTCTCAGTGGATCTTCCTACCATATTGGTATCTCTAGTATTTAGGTCAGGTTTTGAGATGAGATTTATCCATTTTTCAAGGTCACTTCGTATAGCAAAATCTTCATCGTTGATAATTGTAGTTTCCCACGCATCAAAAGTTCTATCGGATGCAACTTTGAGTGCTTTTCCGTGATAAAATATATCGTATGTTCCGAGTGTGGATGCGGGAATAGAAGCGGCTGAAACTAAAAATGGCATTAAAGATTGAGCAGAAGTATTTATTGGTTGACCCTGCCCAGCTGAGCCAGGAACACCGCCAGTTAAAGTTGTTGGGGATTGTGATAATGCTGTGGGAAATGAAATATTAACATTAAAAAGGGATGATCGAGCACCACCCCCTTTTAGATTTGATTTGAATTCTGAAAGTGCGAAAGCCATTCATTTATCTATTTCTATTAGTTGTGTGTCCAAGTATCAAAACACCATTCGACAGCATACTCCATGAATCCATCGGTGCTCCAATCCACTGCCATTTCAGCAATAGAAGTTGGCCATATATTGTTTATGGTGTAACTTTCACCATTTCCACCATCTTTATTGATCTGAGTGACAGTACCGACACCTTCCCAATAACTACCGTTCACTTGATATGTGCCGTGTGCGGAAGTTCTTGCTCCGTCCAATTGACCAGAGATTTGACGCATCCATTCGTGAATTCTATTTCTTATTGCAAAATCTTCATCATTGATAATAGTAGTTGACCAATTTGCATAAGTTCTAAATCCAGTATATTTGATTGGTCTTCCACCATAATTCAATGGTGCTTCAGCAATCGTTGAAGCTGGAATAGAAGTTGCTTTAACTAAAATTTCCTCATCTGCTGTAACAGAAAGTTGGCCTGGGTTGGGTGTATGTTTAATCGATACTTTAAATAAATTGGGTCTAGCTACACCACCACCCCTTGCAAGTTGTGATTTAAATGTAGATATTGTTGGGAATGCCATTATTTCCTTTAATTTAAGCTTGATTTCCGTTTGTGGACTGACCCGATATCAATCCGGCACTCATCGTATAATAATCATAACTCCATGTAACAGCAAAATTTTCCATATCACCAACAGTATCATAACTTAACTCTATTGCTGCAACTTCGCTTGGCCAACAATCCTCAAACGAGAATTTCATACCTTTTGTACCATCTTTACCATAATGGGTTAGCTCAATTTTACCACTATAAGTTGAGGGTACACCAGATACTCCCTCATTAGTAATGGGGTCATTTATTATATCCGTCCACTTTTCTAAAGCAGTTCGGATGTCATATGTTTCATTATTATAAAAAGTTGTCGATAATGTTCCAAACGTCATTTCGCCAGGAATTTTAACCGTTCTACCAAAAAATTGTTTTTCTATCGGTGTAACAGTCAAGCCAGGTATTGCAGAAGTAAAACACTTCTGTGTGTGATCTGCTGGTATAGTAACACCAGTAGGTGATGTAACTATCGTTAAATCGAATAAACTGGGCCGAGCTCCACCCTGTTTAAGTTTCCCTTTAAAATCTGATATTGCTCCATATGCCATTTAATTTCTCCTAATCTAGTTATTATTATTTATATCAAAAGTATTAAACAGCACCAGTAACTTCAGAGAATTCCACACCACTACGAACAGCAACAAAGTTGAGTTGAATGAAGTTGATAGAACGTGAAGGTTTGACAAAAATGTCACCTCTAAACGAATTAGAATCTACAACTTGAGCAGTATTATTAGAAGCATCACACACGACTCTAAAGTCTTGTATTCCACCTCTACCTTGAATGTCTCTCAAGAAGGGTTCGACCATTGCAACAAACTGTGAACGTGTGAACTCATCGTTGAATTCAAACAACTGAAACTTAGCAGAAGTTGAAATTGCTTTTTCCAGAAGAATGAACAATCGTCTTACGTTAATTCTATCAAACGCAGATGGTTTAGTTAATTGTGTCTTATCTCCAAAAAGAACTGTTCCTTCGCCTGGAAATGAAACAACTGGATTAACTTGTGCTTGATACAACTTATCACGTTCTGCTTTCTTAGGATTGTAAGGAAGACTTACAACTCCTTTAATCTGACCTCTGGTAAAACCAGCTGGAGAGAAGAAAGGATCACGAACTTGATCTGTCTGAGCACAAAGACCGGCAGTATCACCATTCAACGGAACAAATCTCATCTTATCGTTATGTTTATCGAACTGTTGTTTATATCCAGAATCCATAACAGCGTAAGAGGAATTTTTATTGACTGTATCTCTAAAATCAATTATGTTATCTGTAGCAGTTGAAGAGGATGTTACACCAACAACATCTGCTTTTTCTGGTGAGAAGAAAGCAACACAATCTTTTCTTGCGTCTGCGAGGTTATCGATAATGTGTCTTATGACTGTTGAACTATGATTACCACACATTACGAGTGAAAGATCAACATCTTCAGCACTTGCCATTAGGTCATATGCACGAACAACATCAGCATCTGCGGGACCAGTTCCGTCTGTTCCACCATTAAAACTAAGTGACAATGGAAATGATGCATTTTCAAAGGTATCTGAAGTTTGAACTCCAGTAGAATCAGCGGTTGCACCCCAAGCACGAAATGTTGCGGTTCCGTCAGTAACTATTGTTCCGTTACCAGCGGTATCGTTACCGGCTACTGCAGATGCAGTTGTTCCGTGTCCACCCAATGTTGGATGGTCTAACCACCACAAATATGCAGATTTTCTGTTGATGACATTCTTATAGAAAACATCTTCGCCTTGGCCATCTCTTGCTCCAATCGCTACTGACAGATTAGCTTGTGCCTCTAGAACCTCTCCTTTTGTTCCTGAAAACTCACCAAATTCATCGACAATAGCAACATGAATTTCATCTTGTGACATATCTTTGTCATCAGCATGTACAGAAGTCGTTGGTGCACCTGTACTGAATGAACCTTTGTATTCCCATTCTCTTGCGATAGCAGCACCAGAGTTAGCACCGTTAAATTTTGTTGAAGTTGCAATGACTGTATTTGATGTGATAGCATTAACTCTGTGGGATTCTCCACCTATGGTAATCGTATCACCAACAACAAATTGTTTATCGAATAATGTTCCTGTTCCTGTTACAACAGTTGAATCAGCGGTAGTTACAGCAGTTCCCTTTATGAAAGTAGAACTTGTTGCAAACGCAGAACGTTTCTTTACTGTAAATGCTTTAGCGGTAATATTTGCGCTATCAGAAGCACTTGTTGCAAATACTGTAGCAGAATTTGCGTCAGAAATTGCTGCTACTATATGAAATCCAACTTCATCTACAATCTTGATAGCATCTCCAACTCTTAATTCATCTAAAAACAGAGAATCAGCTGTTCCTTCTAAAGCACCACTTGAAGCAGTCCACGTTACTGTACTTGTTCCTGTTACTTCTGGTCTATCAGCTGGACAAAAAGAAACTTTTAAACTGTTACCTAAATCACCTGCCCACTTTGCCATGAATGGTCCGTCAGCAGCGATTCCTGCTATACCACCACCGATTGATCCACCTTGTTCTGTATCAAATGTGGTATAAAAACTTTCGGTTGTTGTTGTTTGAACGTTCACATATGTAGCTGTGTTAGAAGCTGCGTTCAATGGTGCAACAGCACTAGAACTTGTTGTGTTAGCAGCACGAACAACGTTCAGTGCACTTGTATATGCTAAGAAGTTAGCTGCAGTATAGAATGATTCAAAGTTATTATCGTCTGGTTTTTGAAACAACTCTACCAAATTATCTTGGTCTGTAACCAAAGTAACTTGTTCTATAGGCCCCCAATTGAACCTACCAGCATAACCACCAACAGAAGTACCAGCGGCAACTACTACATTAGTGAGGTCAATTTCAGATGTATTTACGCCAGGACTTACTTGAAAGGCCATATCTTTTCTCCGTTAAATTTATTTTTTGAGTTTTTTGTGTGAAGTATTCGTTACTCTGATAATATTTATAAATAACCATAGTTGATGAATAATATTTAGTGTAAGGTAAATATGAAGTTTCCCCAAAAAG